ATAAAATTCTGTGTTGAAATGTTTGTCCACCATTTAGATTTCCTCTATTAAAAGAGTTTCCAAATGTTGAAGAGCCAGGATTGTTACCACTATTTGTCCAAGAATAAACATTTGTAGCAGACCTTGTTCCAGTATTAGATTGCTGATAACCAGTATAAACAGTTTGAGTCCCACTATTTGTGGCATTGCCTATAGTATATTCATAAACTTCTGATACAGCTGGGGTTAATGTATTAGCTGTTCCTGAAAAATCAAAATAATCTGTTTTAGTAAATGGATGACGAATATTAGAACCGTCTAATGCTCTAATCTGTCTTACTCTTCTTATTGTTGAGCCATCTAATACATAAATATTATGAGGTGTTCTTATTGTTGACCCATCAAGTATAGATAGAACCATTAGTACACCATTATAATTTTCGTATTACCAGTAAAATCACTTGCTTGAGTTGGAACTGAAGTAGCTATTTTAAATATACCTAAGTGTTGATTTGTGCCTAAGTCTAAAAGATTAAGTTCAGCCGTACTTCCAGTATAACCATTTAACTTATCTAATTCTGTTGTGGTCACAGAAGTACCGTCTAATTTATTTAATTCAGCCGCTGATGCAGTAACAAGAGTACCACCTAACTTTAAACCATTTGATCCATCATGACTTGCAATATCAAAGTCATGTGTGCCATCTTCAATCGTTGTACTAGCATTTAGTTGAATAGTTCCAGTTCCATTAGGGTCAATCACAACATTGTTATTTGATGCAGAAGAAATACTGTTTCCAGCAACGTCTAATGCACCTCCAAGCTGGGGAGTCGAATCCTCACTTAAATTGTTAATTGAAACGCCTTGAGCCCTTGCATTTGTATAATATTGATTTGAGCCTTCTGCTACGTCATCAGTGTCAATATTGTTTGATCCTACTTTAAATACCATTATAAACTTCCATCTGTTGTTATGTCGCCAGCGACTGTTAAATTTCCACTTGTGTCTAATTTAAATAATGTTGTTGAACCATTTTTTATAACTAAATCAGCACCACTTAATTCAAAATTCCAATCATTTGATGCATGGTCTATTGAAAATGAATCAGCTAGTACATTTCCAGTTACATCAATACCTGTAGCTTTAGTAACTAATTTAGTTCCAGAATGCCCGTTTGCTATCTGTACTTCACCATTACTGCCATCCAATGATATATAACGAGCTGTACCACCACTTCCATTATCAGTCCTAAAAACTATATCTCTATTATCTGCTTCATTAGTTATATTTATATGTCCACCATAATTTCTTATCCAAGAATTACTATCATGATAGATATGTAAATCATCACCAGTTCCAAATGTAGCTTTAGCATCATCAGCAAACTCTAGTGCATTATCTGATTTATCCCATACTGCATTATAATTATCACCAGTAAGAGTAACGTCACCAGTAAAGGTTGCACCTGACAAAGCTGCAAAACCACTTCCAGCTGTTACTCCAGCTTCCCAAGCTGAGCCTGTATAGACTTTTAAAACATTAGAAGTTGTATTGTAGAATAGATCACCTTCATCATTTGATGAACCTGGATCAGAAGAACCTATTCTATACTTATCAGCAAAGTCATTAATAGAATTTATGTTGGTAGCTACTGTATTAACATTTGATATAGCTCCACCAACTGCATTTACATTTGATATAGACCCTGCAACTGTCGTTACATTTGCATTGTTTGTTGCTACTGCTGTAACATTAGAAGCTATTCCACCAACAGTAGATACATTCGAACTAATTCCAGCAACTGTTGTAACATTAGCCTGGATACCAGCTACTGTTGTAACATTACTAGAAATTCCTGCAACTGTTGCTATGTTACCAACAACTCCTGATGCACCAAGTATAGCCATGTCATCAACTACTGCTTGAACTCCAAGCAAAGCCATATCTGCAACTGCGTCTGTTGTACCTAACCTTCCAATCTCTGTGGCTTTCCCAGCTACTGCACCAATGTCTGTTGCATCTGCGGCAACTGCTGTTACGTCAGAAGCTATGCCAGCAACTGTACTAACATTGGTAGATACTCCTGCAACGGTTGTAACGTTAGAAGCTATACCAGCAACTGTACCAATATCTGAAATTACACCACTTGCATTTAGATTGTTAATATTTGTTGCATTTGTCGCTACTGCGTTAATGTTAGTAGCATTTCCTGCAACTGCATTTATGTTTGTTGAATTTCCAGCTACTGCATTGATATTAGTAGAATTACTATTTACTGCGTTTATATTAGTGGCATTTGTTGCTACTGCATTTATATTTGTTAAATTACTTGCAACGGTATTTATCTGCGTAAGGTTTGCGTTGCCTCCTGTAGTTCCTGTAGCTAATGTTGTTACATTTGCTTGAATACCTGCAACAGTAGTGACTTCTGAGGATATGCCACCAACAGTATTTACATTTGATATATTTGTAGCAACAACATCAATTTCAGATGTAGTTTCCTGAAGATCAAGAGCAGCAGTTTCTATCTCTGATACTGTTTCGTTTAAATCATTTGCTACAGTAATAACCTTTGCAATGTCTGTCGCTACTGTATTAACACTCGCAATGTTATTTGCTACAGTTGTAATGTTACTATTAGCTCCTGCAACCGTAGTAACATTAGAATGAATACCAGCTACTGTAGTTACATTACTATGTATTCCAGCAACAGTTGTTACGTTTGCATGGATGCCAGCTACTGTAGTAATATTTGCGTCAATTCCTGCAAGGGTTGATATGTTGGCAGATTGTGCTGCTACAGTACCAGTGTCGGCAACACTTCCCCCCACCACTGCTAGTCCAGTTGTTTCATGGAAAGCCAAGTACTTATTAAGACGAGATGACTTAGTAGGTAATGTTATACTTGCAGTTGCATCTGATTGAGGAAGAGTTAATGCTCTGTTGTTCTCAGTTTCAATCTGCTGAATAATTGCATAAATCTTGTCTAGTTCGGTGTTAAGTGAAGCTATGTTAAAAGGACCAGAAGTAGCAAAGTCTGAAGTTCTAGAGGCTTCTATATCTCGAAAGATAGTATATGTATGAGTGTTACTATAACTATCACCAAATGTAACAGAACCACCTGAATAACCATCGGCAACAGCTACACCTGTTACTGCAAAGGTTCCTGTACCAGTTCCTCTTGTTAGTACTGTGTCAACCCCAGCACTTGTCGTTACAATGACATTTATGTCATCTAAATCAAAAAATGGAAAGTCAATCGTTAGAGCTGTACTGTTAGCCGTTACAGCTTGTGTGTACTGAACTCGTGCATCGTTGTCTGCAATAGATATAGTAGCCATATATAACCTCTATCATTTAGCACCTCGTTCGTTAATTCACATCGCTCCCTCAACAGTGGTGGGGTTTATTGACCAAATACCCCATCGTAAATTGGATCAAGATAAGGAAGATTTCCTCCAGGTGTTATAAACCTTAAAGAATCTGCACTTCTCTGATTAAAGTCATTTCTTAATATGTCTGAAGCCACACCACTTGCAGTTGAAACATTAGAAGCTCCTGGTCCGAATATCGCTCCTAACTTAGCTCCTGCTGGAACAGGCATTGGACCTTCATCTGTAAAAAAAGGTCTTGCTCCAAACTTGTAATCTGAAATTTTTTCTAAAGCATTATTGGCATCTGTAAACCAACCTAAAATACCACTTCTGTCAATGGCATTAATTAACTTTTCATCGTAGCTTTCTTCTTTTTCTATACCGTACTGCCATTTCTTTAATTCATTTACAAATGCACCCATTGTTACAAGCATAATTGCACCTTGCCAAAAGGCTGCATCTTTTTCTTGTAGACCAGATATGAGAACTCTTACCATTGCTCCCTGACCATAGCCTTTAAACTGTGTCATAAGAGAACCTAATTCAGTTGATGTCCATAAAGCTCTGTCACCAGCACCTGGAGTTACAATCGTTCTATCAACACTTGAATTAAGAGCATTTCTAAATTTTCTTACAAGTACATCATCACCTACTGCGTTCCAGAAATCTGTGTTTGGATACCATCTACCATTTTCCTGATGTCCATGCTGACGTATTAATGCTTTCATTCTTTCTGCATCAAATTGATTAATACCAGAAGCCAACAATTTTCTCTTGTCTGTTTTAGAAAGACTGTCCCAAGGCTTCATAATCGCATCTGTCATACGAAACATTGTTACTCCACCAACAAATTCTTTAAGCATTTGGTTCCACATATTTAAACCATTCAGCATAAAGAAAACACCAGGGCTTTGGTTAAGTTTTCTTTCCCAAGTAAAACGACTGCCAAATGTATCTCCAATATCAGCAAAAGACATAGCTCTAAGACCAAGAACTGCATCAGCTGATACTGCTGAACTGCTTAATTCTCTCTTTCTCATATTTGCTAATCGTTCTGGAAGTGTATTAAATAAATCAGTCAGACCATGACGATAAACATTATTTAAACCTTCTACCATTACTGATCTGGCTACATCTGGTACTGATGAAAGAACAGCACCACCCATGCCAACAATTACATTGAAACTTTTCATTCCCCTTACAAATCTTGAAGACAATGCATGAGGGTCTTTTGATGCTCCGTAAGTTCCTCTTAATCTGTCTCTAAGACCTCTTAAATCTTTTAAATCGCTTTCCATAGAATCTTTAAGTTGTCTTCTTTTAAGAGGATCAGTTGTTTCGCTTATAAGCCTTCTATAATCTTTAACGATATTTTCTATGGTATCTTTCATCGATATATCGCCAAATCTTCTTGTAAGCTCAATATCCATACCCATAGTTCGAACATGATGTCTTAACAAAACTTCAATATCATTTTCTAGAAACTCTTCTATAAGCTTGTCTGGAATTTTAAACTTTCTAAGTTTTGATGCTGAAGCTTGTGTAATAAAGTCAATCTCATCAGTTACCTCATCAAGCATCATGTATGGTCTTGATCTTGTTACTGTATCAAACATTTCTTGAGCATACTGACGAGCAGAGGCTTCTGTCATATTGTTTGCTGACATAGCCCAACGAGTAGTTATTCTCATAAACAAATCTCTGTTATCCATAAGCTTATCTACTCTCCAGACACGAGGAAGGTAAGACATTGCAGTATTCGGATTTGCTCCAGATTGTCTAAGATTTTGAAGCTCTATTTCAGCTTCTCTAATCTGTGCATTTAATTTGTCTTTAGTAGCCTGACTTGTAGCTTGTCTTAATTGGTTTCTCAGTTTTTTGATATATTTACCAATTTGCTTTCCAAAAAGATCAACGTCTTCAGCATTTTTCTTTATTAAGTCAAACAATTTACGAGTTTTAGAAGCTGCCGAATTAACCTTTTGTGTAGCAAGATCATTGATGTCATCTGCATCTCCATTTCTCATGGCTCTAGATACTCTCACACGAAAATCGTATTCAGTTAGATAGCTTCTATTCCTACCTATAAAATCCTTGGCTTTTAAACCAAACAGTTGACCAGCTCTTTTAATGTCAGATTTAGATGCTACGATACCTCTATAAGCAAGATACTCTTCGTCCATAGCCCTCATTGCAGTAACAAGTTCAGATATATATGTTGTTCTGAAAGTAGCTTCGACAGATTGTTCCATCTCTCTTCCCATTCCTACTTTCTTTTGTATCATTCCTCCTACATCTACTAATGAAGGAGCAATAGCACGAATAAAAGGATTAGGGCTTTTTAACATTCTAATAACTGGATTCCATCCCAGTTTTTCGATATTGACACCAGTTGTTTCCAGTCCTTCAGCTTCCATTGATCGATACATGGAATTTCTAAATGCTTCAGGGTTGGCACCTGCACCTACACCTGGTCGTGGTGGTAATTGGTTAGGAATATTATACTCTTCTTCAGTTAATTTTCTTAAAGTCATTCGACCACCAATAACACCTATTGTTCCACCAATAATAAAAGCTCCTGCAAGTGTTAATCCTGTTAATGCAAGGTCACGATCATGTACTTGTGATTGCATTAATACTTCTTCAGGAGCCATAACAACTGCTGAAAATGCTCCTGTTTGAACAAATCTTTTTACTGCTGAAGGTTGTTTAAGAACTCTTAAAGGTGCTAATGGAGCTAGTGTTGTTGGGCTTGCAAGTGATGCTACAATAGTTTGAAAGCCAGAATTGGAGTTTGCAAGGATTTCCATATCTTCCATGTCCTGCATAAAATTAGCAACTCTAAATCGAGTTTCTTTTTCACTTCCACTGTCTTTAAACCTCCACATATTTCCTTCGCCAACCTGATTTTTGATATAATCATCTTGCCAAGGATCATATCCTTCTTCATCTTCAAATCCTCCAAATGGAGTATTAAGCATTGTAAAACGAAACAAAGATTCCATAGGGTTGTATTGACGGAAAGCTGATTGCCATACTAAGCCTTGATTATCAATGAAAGGAGTCCAAGGCTCATCTTTATAAATTTCCCTTGGATTAACAATATCCTCTTCAGGAATGTTAATGTTATTCATATCTTGTTCAATAGTGCTTAATAGCATTTCATGAATTTGCATTAATAAATACCCAAGCTCATTAGTGAATCTGCAAACTTTTCAAATTCGGTATTATCTTCTACATTAATTTGTATAGGTTCGTATTGATGTTTTTCTCCTGCAAGAAAGTAAGCTGCATACCTCGCTTTATTAACTAATTTTGTTAAATTTTCAGTAAAATTAGGAACACTTTTATTTTCCTTATAAGAGTCAATCATTAACTGTAACTGGACCTGATCCATAAAAGGGATTACAGCCCATGCAGTTTGATGCCAGCTTCCTTCTTTCCAGTCTTTCATTGCTTCAGCATAAGCTTCATTTGCAATAGAGGTACTCCAATCAGGTTTGTAGCTTGGCAGTAAAGGAACAAGAGTTGAGTCTGGTCTTACTCCAAAAACTGTATAAGTTCCATCAAATGGCATATTAGCTTTTATCATTTTCGGTAATGAAAGATCACCAGGCTTTGTAAGAGAAACTGCAAAACCAAGTTTTTTATTTATATCAACCATTACATCAAGTTCTGTAAATGATGCTAAAGGTTTGTCAGCTGGAATAGAGTTTTTAGCAGTTTGCATATAAGGATGTTTTTCAAGATATATACGTCCATCACCTTGAACAACCAGACCTAAATTAGATTTGCCTAAAGAAAGTAAAGTATCACCTAAAGCAGCTTCAACAACTTGTTGCTGGTTTCCATTACCAAAATTATAATTACCTCTTGCAATTCTTCCTAAAACCCCATTTTTAATTATTTGCATTAGATCAGGGTCTGATTGAAAATCAACATGGGTAATCGTTGCCAAATTCATCATTGGTCTAATGCTAAACATGGAGTATTGTGTCATGTTATTGGCACTATCCATCATTTGCTTGTAAACTGCCTGTTTGTCTGGGTCTTTATCTTTATCTAAATTAAAACCCATAAATGTAGCTAGTTTTGATGCAATACCTTTTTCAGTAAACTGTTTTTGAAAAACATTGTCGATCAAATCATCTATTGATTCACCTTCATTATCAGGAAAAGCAAGTTTAAACTTTTCAGTCTGGGCACTTCTTTGACCAGACATAGCAAGTTTAAATTCTTCAAAAGGAAGTAAACTTGCTCTTTGTATCCACTCATAATCAAGATCATGCAAAGCCATTAATTCGCCCATAAGAAGTTTTGCATCTTGTGGGTTTCTTTGACGATTAAGAGTGTTTTGAAGTGTTTGCCATTGTGAAGTTATTCTAAAATAAGCTTCTTCACTTTTAACGTGTTCAAAATTTTCAAAAGCTCTAATTAACTCTGGATGAAGTTGCCTAAGTGTATAAGTCCATTTTACAGCATGAAGAAGACTTGCATTAGCTTGTTCTTCGTCTTGAGCTAAGACATCAACACTTGTTGTCTGAGTGCTTCCCTTTGAATCTGTCCATGTAATATTTTTTTGAACATTATATTTATTAAAAACATTATAAAGTTCTGATCCTGGTTCTAAGGGAACATTTCTTATCTGGGTTACAGCCTTACCAAGATTATACATATCTTTGTTATAAGCTTTCCAATCATTTGTATATTCTAAATCAACAAACTTAATCCATTTCGCCCTTGTCATTATATCTTCGTCTTTAGTTCCTAAAGAGAATTTTATTTCAGGTTTGCCAGCAAATAATGTGTCTACAAATGTTTCATCTTTGTAATAATTTGGGGGATGCTCAAATTCACCATTTCTTAATTCACCCATAACAATTTCTAATGCAATGTCATTATTTTCCTTAATATGTGCCAATAGTGCTTTTTGACCCATCTGCAAAACTTGCAGATACTTTGTTTGAATTTGATTAAACATTCCGTTTTGTGTAGCTTCTTTTCTTATTGATCCAGCAAGACCTTCAAGTTGGCTAACTTCTAACATATTAGGCAATCCACCTGCCTGAGTTAAATTGTACATATTTGTATGAACATCAGCCATTTTTTCTTTAAAATGATCGACTAATTTAGCTTTGGCTTCATTTTTATCTACTTTGTTTTTATTATTGATAATATTGATTAAAGTAGATTGTTCTCCATCCGTAACATTATTCCATAAAGGATGGTTCTTTAACTCACTTTCAGTTTTAATTTCATTTTCTGCTATTGCTAAATTAATTGTTCCAGCACTTTCTGTGCTTAACTCTTTATTAGCTTGTTTTGCAGCAACAACTGCACTTTGAAGAGATGCAAGATAGGTTTTGCCTTCACGAACAACTCGATCAACATTAATAGTACCATCTGTTGATTTATTTAATTCCTTTTGAAGTAAATTTATTTCTTTTAAAGCATCAGTATATGTACCTTCATTAAAAACTTTTTCTATTCGACCATTAAATAACTGACCTTGAATATCTGTGTACATAACATTGATAATTTCATCTAGCCTTGATTTAGGCATTATCATTTCAAGATTTTCTCTAATATCTTCTATTTCTTTTATGTCCATTTGGATAATGTCTTGATCGACTTTTTCACCAGATATTCCTGCATTAAAATAATGGTTTCCAAGATTTTGTTTAAGTTGTGCTAAACGATCTAATCCAGTTGCAATCGTTTGCTCATTAACAATTTTATTTAAAGCTGATCTTGCACTTATTTCCGATTGTGCAAATGCTCTCATAAAAGCTGGACGAACAGCAGTTTGTAAATTTTCTGGAAGTGAATTTATATTTTTTTCATATTCTTCTGCTACTGCAACAATAGCTTCAGGATTATGTGGATTGTCAGACAATGCTTCAGAAGCTGCAATAGATACATCTGTGTTAAATGCAGTTGTATATGTCTGTGTCATAAACTTTTCAAAGACCTGTTTTACTTTCGCTTCGTCAGTTTTGTAAAACATTCCAGGCTCATAAGCAGTATCCGTAAGTGGAATTAGTTTTCCTTCATCATCAAACTTAACAGATGATTTACCATCAGCTTGTGCCTGTATTACAGCCATATCAAATAACTGTTGTCTGTCTAATGCTCTTTCTCTGTCTACTCTTTCGCTTATTTTGTTAAAAGCGTTAGCTAAACGTTGCATACCAGTTGCTTGAACTGTTCCAGTTGTAGTAACTCCTGATCTTTGTTGTCGTGTTGGTGTATATGCCATTAGTTAGTTCCTGACTGTCCTTTTATTTTCCAATCGCCTTTATCTATTTTATATCTTCTGTAAGTTGATCCAGCTGAAGTAATTCCACTTAAAACAGAAGCTTGTCCAGATAGCTTTGCTTGCTTTGCTCCCAATGAATATTGTCTTCTTTTTGAAAGTCCCATTAATTTTATTGAACTAATATCTGCTTCAGCAAATTTCTTTTCACTTTCTCTTAAGGCTGATCCTGTACCACCTGTTGCAACAGTTAATCCTCTACTTGCTTCGCTGGCATTAAGTGCTGACATCATTTGCAATAACTGACCACGCCTAACATTTTCTTGCTGTTCAGCTTCAATCTGAGCCATTTCACCTTGCTCTTTAGATGCCTGAGCTTCTGCTTCATAAGCATCTCTCTGCAACTTTGCAGAAAGTAAGGTTGAACCTACTGATACTGCCATCATTACTGGATTACCCATTAAACTTCTACCTCCAATAAAATACCATTCAAACCAAGTGGAAGAGGTTCATCAGAACTAATTGTTACCTTTCCATCTTTGGTCCAACCTAGAAAATATATTTCCTTTCTGGTCGTCAATGCACTTGGCTCCAAAGAAAAGTCATCTGTAACTGATCTTATCAAAACATTTGTTCCCTTGGCTTTCACACTGAGTGTTTCGTTTAAATCAAGAACTGCTCTAACAATGCGTCTTTTCTGACCAACAGAAATACCGTCATCAAGCTGAAACTCTGGTGGAAGTGTTTGTATTGTCGGAGTGTAATTCAAGCCAATTTCAACAGAGGTTACGGCTTCAGTTAAAGTTACCTGACCACTTCCGTTTGTCGTATATTGTCCGAGGGAATAGTTTCCAGATTTGACATAGACTTGAGTGTTCGGAAGATGTGATACCGTCCAGGTAGTACTTGATCCTCCTGATTGCTGACTTGCCATGTCGAGATGATAAGAATTATCAAGAAGCTCCAGAGACGTAACTGTTTGACTGTTAATTGTTCTTTCAACAATGCAATAAACTTTACGATTGGCATTAACAACGTTTTTAAAATTTCCGTTGGTTTCATATCGTGTCCAACCTTGTAGCTTTTCTTTTCTTATCGACATAAAAACAGGCATATGACCGTCTGAATTTACAGCATATAAATAACCCTCAACTTGGTCAGAAGACTCTCTCTGAGCCACCATATCGACAGGAACACCTAAAATATGAGGAGAAAGTATTGTTAAGGCATCCGAGTTGTAGGATTGGGATAAATCTGAGTAGATAAATTCTCTGATTGCTCCTTTTGATTTTGTAAGGAAGACGATTGCTCCATCAAAGTCCGTTGGCTGAACTGTTCCACTGCCAAACGACGTTTGCTTCTTAATAGCGATTGTTGAAGGAGTAAGAGGTTTGTTTTCTGATGTAGGGGCATACAATTCCTGTTCTGATGTAAAGATTGTTAAATGCTTAAGTGACGTTAAAGCCTTTATTTCAGATACCTGATTTTCTGCTATCTGAACTTGGATTGATTCATCATCTAATCCTGTTCCTACATCAAAGTTTGTAAACACGGCAGATTTTGACATAAAAACAAAATTAGGAAGATCACGGCTTCCACCAAATATTAATCTTTGATCGTGAAAAGTAACTGTACGAGCATAACCTCTTGTTGCAGAAAATACCTGTTCGGACCAATCTGTAATAGCATTAGTATTAGCTATTGCACCTGATAAAGTAGCTGTAACAACTGTCGCACTTGTGTATCCAGTTATTTCTGCATGACGAACAGTTCCAGCATCATCAACTAATCTTAAATAAGTTCCACTATGTGCTGCTACAAAAGCACTAGCACTTGCAGTTAAAGTAATTCCTGATCCTGATGTTGCACTAGGTGTAATTGTTATAGATGTAGATGCAAATTTGTAATATGGCTGATAGCTTAATCCAGAACTGCTATCAAAAGTAAAATCTGTTAACGTAAAAGTATTTGCTCCTGTTCTAAACAGTTTTTTCATTTTTTTATCAGGGTGACAGATAAACATTGTGTCACCAGATTGTGCTACTGTGAGTGAACCGACTTCAGATGTCCAAGGTACAGATGATGTGATTGAGGTTGCAATCGATGTGGGTGATGTCGCATTAACAATATCAATACGACCACTCCTAAAAAGAATAATATAAGCTTCGTCTTCATCGTAGACAAATGGTTCAGCTTGATAAGAGACATTGGAAAGTGTCTGAAGATAGCGTAAACCAGGTCGTCTGGTTACACCACCCTGAGCCCTAATCCTAACATTTCGTAGTTGGTTTGCACCATTACGATATGCTTCTGAATCAATCCTCGAACTGAGGAGAGGAGATAACTCCCCAGAAGAGAAGTTTGTATAATATTGTCTGAGTAACGCCATATTTTATCAAGTCGTAGTGCCTTCGATTATATTTACAATTCCAGCACCTAGTCTTGTTCTGTGATACCTGCTCAATCTGACAGATTGTGTTGTCACCTGTTGAGCATCTCTTGCTTTTGCTCTTCTGAATTGTTGCTCAGCAAGTTTTGTGTATGATTCAGCAACATCACCTTTACGAGTAACTGATAAAGCCAGTACAGAGGTTAAGCGATATATTAACCATAAAGTAAATGTTGGTGGAAAATACTGTGTCTCAGGTCGATAAACATAATTTAAAACAACAGTGTCATCAACTTGAGCATTGATATAAATGTTTCTTTCGTAAATGTCATACTTTTGAGGAATGTCATCTATTGTAACTGTCTGCACTTGCATAACAGCTGGGTTAGTAGGTAATGCATAAGCCGCATCCCATCTATCTACTGGAGTGTCTGCTAATCTACTTAACGTCTTTTGACCAAGTGCAAAGTTCCAGTTATTCTGTCCGAGGCAATCTTGTACAATATCTTCGTAGATCGTATTCATAACCAGAGCTTCATCTGTCTGGTCTGAAAATGCAGTTAAAGGCTCTAGCCCTACTAAGACCATAGCCTTCTGTGCTACTTCAATATCGGTACTAGGTGTTGTTGGAGCCATCTAGTTTTTCTTTTTTCTTCCTAGAAAATCATAATCTTTAGGATTTGGGTAAACTTCTTTATATCCTTTAGGAAGTTCTAAACCACCACCAAGTCTGATGTGTTTAAAATTTTCTTTCATATTACGTCTTCCTGTTTCTGAAAAAGGATGACCAAAACCACCAAACTTAATTCTTTGTTCGTTTTCACTAAGTTTAACGTCAGCAACATGACCAGAACCATACTTGTGTTTTATTAACTTTATTGTTGTTGCATCTCTAACGTTTTCAGTTGTGGCTTTAAAATTGTACCCTTTTGGACCACCTTTCATTTCGCCCATATTCTGTCTTTTTTTATTAATTCGAATTTGATGAGCATTGGCAGCTGCTAATCCAGCTTTTGTATACTCAAAATATTTTCCATCAGTTGTTGTTGGCATTATTTACTCCCTGCTAATCTTCTTCCTTCAGGATCGGTAAAGAATTTTTTTCTCCATTTGCCAGCAGAAACTCCTTGACCTCGAACATATCCTGTAAACTGACCTTTTAATGGATTGACAGTTGGAATACCCATTCTTTTTACAACTCTATCAACCCTATTCCAGTATTCGTTTGTAAACATATATTTAAGACTTACATCACCTCTACCTTGAAGTTGTTTCTCTCTTAATTTTTTTATATATCCCTTACCAGACGGTTTACCACTCATGTTTTAACTCCTAATTTAGCTTTGCTACCTAAAGTTACACCACTACCAAGCTTAATCCTGTTTTGAGATTTACTAGGTTCAGCTTTGGGTTTAGCACCACCCTCGGGAGAAGGTGGTACTAATTTTCTTTTTTTAACAGCCATTAACGACTATCTGATGTCATGCTGACAATATCAGCGATGTCAATAACTGTGCCGTTATTCGCATTAACTGTTGCAATACCAAATCCGTTTGAAGCATTGATGAAGATAACATCACCAACATTTACTTCGGATACCATGTCATTAAAGTATCCTGCCGCATCAATCGTATTTAAAGCATCACCACTTGATTTATAATGCCAGATATGAAAGCCATTACCTGAATAACTGACGAGGGAAAATTCATCTCTACTAAAAGCCATGATCTACCTCCTAATTCTTCAGTTCACATTCAAATACACCTTCAGCATCGATTAGAACTGAGTTCATTTGCATTTTATTTAATACAAAATAACTGTCCTTATCGTTGTGATATTGCATATTTGAACTAATATCAGCTCCAATAGCATGAGCTATTGCATCTGCATGATAAGCAAAACATTCTCTATGAGTTGTTCCTGCCGCACCTGATCCGTTCATTCCAGATAAACCAGAATGAGCAAACCACATAAAGCCAAGCCATCTCTTAGCAGTCATTCCACCTGAAAATGGTAATTCAGCAGTTGGGATATATTCACTTCTGCTGAACTGGTCAATTTGCATTAACTGTGACCATTGTTCATGTCCGACTACTACAAAACGTCTGCCATCATCAGGAACTTCATTGTTACCAAATTTTTCCATAAGCTCTAAAGCCCAGGCTAATGTGATACCATTTGCAGTTTCATCATGTGCTGATGTTGTTGTTGTCATTTGAGCCAAGATAAGATCATCAGTCTTTCTGCCAAGTGCATAAGCACCTGATTGCTGAGCAACCATCATCTCATCGTGGTTTATTCTAAGTTGGTCTAGATCATCAATCCACTCACCAGCGAAGTAATCCTCAAGCGTTACGTTTACATTTGTATGCTCAAGATTCAT